CAGGCAGAACTCTATTGATGACATTGATCCGTTCATCAAGCAAGAGTTTGAGATCAAGATTCGCAAGCACTTTGATGAAGCGATGAAGATCTACAAAGAGATGTTGGATGCTGGCATCGCAAAGGAATGTGCTCGCGGTGTGCTTCCCCTAAATACACCTACTCGCATCTATATGAGTGGCTCATGTCGTTCATGGATGCATTATATTAATCTGCGTTCTGCTAATGGAACGCAGAAAGAACACATGGATATTGCTAACGCTTGTAAGCAAATCTTTGTGGAACAATTTCCCGTATGTGCTGAAGCTTTGGAGTGGTCGTGATGCCTACTTATCCCGTTAAAAATTTGAAGACTGGAGAGACTAAAGAACTCTACATGTCTATGGTAGAATACGACCAGTGGAAGAAGGACAATCCCGATTGGGATAAAGACTGGAGTCAGGGAATCGCAAACTCTGTCTCTGGTGTGGGAGATTACCAAGATAAGCTCCCCCAAGGTTTCAAAGATCGTCTAAACAACGTCAAGAAACACCACCCCTACGCTAAGTTCGATAGAATCTAACCTATGCCCGCAACCAAAAAGCAACCCTCCATGGTCGGACTCACCAAGAGACAGATGAAAAGGAAACCAATTGGAACGCAGCACCTAATCGACATCAAACCGATTACACCTGCTCAAGAAAAAGTCTTCGAGGCTTACGCTCAACAGAAGAACTTGTTCCTTTACGGGGCTGCTGGCACTGGTAAATCTTTTGTGGCAATGTACCTGGCACTGAGGGAAATCCTTCAGGAGAATAGTCAGTATGAAAAACTGTACATTGTTCGTTCTCTTGTTCCCACTCGTGAGATTGGCTTCCTTCCTGGTGATCATGAAGACAAGTCTAACTTGTATCAGATCCCATACAAGAACATGGTGAAGTACATGTTCGAGATGCCTGATGACAGTTCATTTGACATGCTGTATCAGAATCTCAAAGGACAGGACACTATTTCGTTCTGGTCTACTTCATTCATTCGTGGTACAACTATCGACAATGCTATCGTCATCGTTGATGAGTGCCAAAACCTTAACTTCCACGAGCTTGACTCCATCATCACCCGTCTTGGTGTCAACTCTAAGATTATTTTCGCAGGTGACATTGCTCAGACTGACCTGATCAAGACCTATGAGAAGAATGGTATCCTTGACTTCCAGAAGATCATTGATAACATGGAAGAGTTTGCCAGCGTTGAGTTTGGCGTACAGGACATTGTTCGTTCTGGTCTAGTGAAGTCCTATCTTATGAGTAAAATTAGCCTTGGCATTTAATCACATTGACATACACAACTTTGTTGATCTAAAAGCAGAGACGACCGAGAAGGGTAGGACCTATTCCGTTGGGGACAAGTCCTACCCCTCTGTCACCACTGTTATTGGTGAGATGAAAAAGAAATCCATCATGGAGTGGAGACAGCGGGTTGGTCCTGAAGAGGCTAATCGAGTTAGTAAGAGAGCAACCACACGCGGCAATAAGGTTCATAAACTTGCTGAGGATTATCTCAACAACTTAGATTTGTCTAAGTATAGAGATGATCCTCTTTCCCTTGGACTATTCCATACTGTCAAGCCATATCTTGACAGGATAAATAATATTCATGCGCTTGAAGCGCCGTTGTATTCGCACATGCTCAAACTCGCAGGGCGAGTTGATTGTATTGCTGAGTACGATGGAGAGTTATCCATCATTGATTTCAAGACCAGCAGTAAGCCTAAAAAAGAGGAGTGGATTCAAGACTACTTCTCACAGGAGACTGCTTATGCTATAATGTTTCAAGAGTTGACTGGACTAAAGGTCAAGAAACTCGTCACCATTATTGCTGTTGAGAAGAGCGAACCTCAAGTCTTCGTGATCACTGATATCAAACGATACGTTCACAAGTTGAAAGAGTTCATCGATTATTACAGGAGTGTTCATGGGGACTGGTAAAATTAATGATGTGCTTGAGGAAAACTTTATGACTGCTGCTAAATTTTCTCTAGAGATAGAGAAGATTGTAAAAGAATCTGAGTTAAATTATATCGAAGCAGTTGTGATGTTCTGTGAAGATAAGAACATTGAGATTGAAACTGTTGGTAAACTAATCAACAAACCGCTCAAAGAAAAAATCAAGTACGAAGCACAACGGCTAAACTTTATCAAGAGAGGATCGAGAGGTTTCTTATCACTGTGACAGGCATTGACGCTTTTAGAATGTACCTCGCAATGAGGAATCATTTTAACTCTAAATCATACAATTTTCTGAGAAGTCCTTACAGTAAAGCAAAACCAGAGACATACGATAAGAGAAAGGATAAGTATTTCTTTGTCAAACTTTCTCGTAAGTATGATGAACAGCAACTAGCACAGTTTTATCTGGCTAATTTTGTTGCTGATAACTGTGAGTGGATAGGCGCAATGTCTGCTCATGGAGAAAAGAATTATATTTCTTATCAGAAAAAGATTCAGTCACTCTCATATACTTTTAGAGAGGACGCATCTATGATGAGAGATGTCTGCGAAGATTTTGATTGCCTCTTCAGGGGATCTCCTCACCCAACTCTAATTAAACTGTGGTTGGGTAATAAGATCTCACTGGAGAGTGTTGTCATTATGGAGAAGTTGTTGGTTTTGTGGGCAATGTCCCTTCTACTGACCCTGTATGGGAGACAGTAAAGAAAAAGATCCTCAAGTATGAGCCACTGTTAAATGTGGACACCACAAAGCAAAAGAAAATCCTACAAGATTTATTCCTATGACTAACTTCTTTGATTCTGATGTAGTTCAGAAAGAACTACGCGAGATGCAAGAACTATACATTGATATCAATCGGATGGGTCTTGTCCTCTCTGTGGAGGGTAAGATTGAACAGCTCACTAAGTTGTTGCGATTGATTCAAGTCCAACAGACTATGTTCATGCGAGTCTCACTGTCGGACCAACCAGACGCTCAAGCCCTCTTGTCACAGGTCAAAGAGGCTGCTACAATGTTGGGTATGAACGCCTCCGAGGTGACTCCTCAGTTCTATGAGTCCCTGAAGGACGACGTTCACAAAATGATCGCTGAGCTTGAGCGATCTAAATAGTATGCTATGATTCCATAGCACTCAAGCCAAATACAAAACACACGGAGAATACGAATGTCCTTTGCTTCCCTTAAAAAGTCCAACTTCACTGACCTGCTTGCTAAGGCAGAGAATCTGAACAAGACTGAAACCAAAGGTGGTGCTGATGAGCGCCTCTGGAAGCCAGAAGTAGATAAAGCAGGTAACGGTTACGCGGTCATCCGCTTCCTCCCTGCTCCCGAGGGCGAAGACCTGCCCTGGGCACAAGTTTGGAGTCATGCCTTCCAAGGTCCTGGTGGTTGGTATATCGAGAACTCCCTGACAACTTTGGGCAAGAAAGATCCTGTCTCTGACCTGAACAGGCAGCTGTGGAACAGTGGTCTTGATAGCGACAAGGAAGTTGCTCGTAAGCAGAAGCGTAAGCTCTCTTACTACAGCAACATCTACGTTGTCAAGGATCCTGCTAATCCTCAGAACGAAGGTAAAGTTTTCCTGTACAAGTTCGGTAAGAAGATCTTTGATAAGATCACCGAAGCAATGCAGCCTGCTTTCGCTGACGAGACTCCTATCAACCCCTTTGATTTCTGGAAGGGTGCTGACTTCAAAGTGAAGATCCGCAAGGTTGAAGGTTACTGGAACTATGACAAGTCCGAGTTTGATTCTCCTTCTACCCTTGGTGGTTTTGATGATGGTGACTTGGAAGCCATCTGGAAGAAGCAGTACAGTCTGACTGCTTTTACTGCTGATGATCAGTTCAAGACCTTTGAGCAGCTCCAAGAGCGTCTCAACACTGTCCTGAACACGACTCGCGCTCCTCGTCGCGATCAAGAGACTGAAGAAGCAGAGTTCGAGTCTGCTCCCGTTCAAGAGCAAACCTTTGCTCCTTCCTTCCGTAGCGCTGAGCCCGCTCCTGCTGCTGAAGAAGAAGATGCTCTGTCCTACTTCGCTAAGCTCGCTGCTGAAGACTGATGTTTAAGATTTTCCTTGATACGGCGGACGTTACTGACATCCGCCGTCGGGTGTTCACTGGTCTGATCGATGGTGTGACGACCAACCCCACCCTAATTCGTAAGAGCGGTAAAGATCCCTGGGATGTTTATCGTGAGATCCAAGACCTTGGTGTCAAAGACATCAGTATGGAGGTCATGGGAGATGACAAGGAGATGACAACCGAAGGCATCAAACTCTCTACTGAGTTTGGTGCTCGGGCAACCATCAAGGTTCCCTGTACTTATCAAGGTCTTCTTGCTTGTAAAAACCTGAGTGATCAGGGTATTCGTACCAATGTCACTCTTATCTTCAACGCAGCACAAGCAATCCTTGCCGCCAAGGCAGGTGCTACCTATGTCTCTCCTTTTGTCGGTCGCTGCGACGATAACTCCGTCGCTGGTGTTGAGGTGGTTCGATCGATTTCTGAAGTCTATCGAGTCCATGGAGCCAAGACTCAGGTGCTTGCTGCTTCAATCCGTGACGTGTACAAAGTCACCCGTGCTTTCTATAACGGCGCTGACATTGTAACTATGCCTCCTGCTGTTTTTGACAAGATGTATGGTCACGTCCTTACCCGTGAGGGCATGTCAATCTTCGAGAAAGACTGGGAAGAAGTATGTGGAGAATCTGGGCAAAAGCCTTAGGTGCTAAGGAGGGGAGAAATGACCGAGAGGCAAATTATATTGCTGGTATACGGACTCTTATATTCATCACTTATTTTATTACTAACGTGGCTATTGTTGCTAACGCCATAAGGCATTGGAACGATGTGCCCTCCCCTCCAGCGAAAATCAACTCTTAGTTACCAAAAACCCCGAAAAAAAATTCGGGGTATTTTTTTGCCTGTAGGTTTTTACTCCATTTTGACGTTTTGGATCTCATATCCGATAGAATAGAGACCAGCGTCTTTTAGGGTCTTGACGTATTGCTCAGCAAACTCACGAACGTAACTTGGACGAATAAGTCTGATCTTTTCTTTCTCTTCGTTCAGTTTAGCCTCATATTGATAATATGTGACTGGAGTGACGGGATTGACAGTAACACCAGCAGATGCTGTACCGTCATAGTACGTTATCTGGTAGTTTGAAGGAACTAAGATTCCAGCAGGTACAATTTGACGACCCAAAGCATCTACAACTCTAGTAGTTTCATAGTGTTTGGTAGCATCGGGATTTTCATACTTATTGTTAACGTAGTCAACCAGTGAAGTTTGACTCTTTGGCCAATCAGCATGAAAATTGGTAATATCGTTGACAACTAGGATAGTCCATCCGAAGAATGGATCTTCATATTGATTGAAAGAAATCGTTTCTGGAGTTTCCCCAGATTTGATAATATACTCATCAAAAAGCGTCAGAGAAGTGAGATACTTTTCAAGAATCTCATTTCTTCTCCATAGATTCTTAATCAGCAAAAATTCTGGATCCGCAAGCGAATCCGTATAATTGTAGATTACAGATGGTGCGTTTTTGAATAGCATTAGAATTGACCCGACTTCATGTCGCTCTGGCTCAGAGCGGTGATTTCGCTGAATGAAAGGGTGATAGTCTGAAGTGGAATATCACCAGTGAATGTAGTTGTGAACTGGTTGGCAGGAGCAGTGTTAACAGTGACTCTTGTCAAAGCACAAGCTTTGGTTCTTGGCATTTGTGGATGCTCAACCAGTCTAGATGCTTCACCAGTGTTTGTTGCTGTAACAAACATAGGTTGTAGTTCAAAAATATCAGGGAATCCAAGAACACCACCTACACCTTGAGGCGATGCGTAAGGATGCATTCCTACTTTGAAGAACTGGATAATACTGGTGATTTGATCTGCTTCTGCCTTATTTCTAGCAAACAGTTCAAATGTGAGATCGAAAGATCTCATCTCCATTTTGGAGAAGAACATGATTGCGTTCTCATTCGGAGCCAGACCACCTAGACCCAGAAGATTGGTTGGTGTCAATTCACTGTTGACCCCCAGTGGGTTAAATGCTCCACTAGCAGCAGCTCCAGCGGCATCACCAGCACTCAGAGGGATACCAGCACCTTGACTCAACGCCTGAGAGAAGACATCTGTTGCTCCACCTAGAATTTGCCCTGCTACATTGGCACCAAGAGCAAGAGTACCAGTGGCGGCGGCTTGACCAGCAAAAGCAGCAGGATTTTCAAGCAGACGTGCTAGTGTGCCAAGTTTGAACTCATTGGACCATGCTGCTCCATATGAGTATTGGAACTCATTGGGCATGGGCAGCATTACAGCGTTATTTTCTGTTCCACCGTAACTGTTTGCCTTATTTTTAATTGCCTTCAACTGATCGGCATTTTCAATGACAGTTCCATTACTGAGGGTAATTGGAAACTGAACATTACTATAGTCAGATGAGCTTTTAACATCACCCATCTGGTTCAATTTGATATTACTTGCCGTTCTTTTTGTTGCTTTGGTTACGGCTTCTTCAACATCAGTTAGTTTATCTGTATCATTAAAAAGGAAAAGACCAGTTCCGCGAATAGCATTAACGGCAGCTTCACCTAGACCAGATCTGGTCAGAGCACTGAATACATCATTTCTAGCGCTGTCCGATTTCGCACGAGCCAACCCAGCTTTATAACTATACTTCGTGATTTTAATCAACGAAGCATATGGGATACTATTAAGTCCAGTCGGATAAATTGTACCCGCGCCGCCGAACGTATTAGATCCTAGTTCACTATTTTGACCTGCTGGGAGCATTGTGGAACTTTTCCAATGGGAGTTGACTCAGAAGTTCTACGTCAGTTGATGTAACTTCAAAGAAAAGGTTATCCGCTCTCTTTGGGATGTAATAATGTAAGGTAGGCGTAGGCATCCTGTTATTATTTAGAGCAGATAATCTCTGCTTTGGTGTTATATAGTGAAGATTGGCTCCAAGATATTGACCTCCCTTCTTCTCCAATAACTGAATAAGGGGGTATTGATCCCATCTCTTGAGCATATCCCTGAATTTTGGATCATACTCAAAGAAGTAGTATTTGCCTTCTTCGGGATTTTCTGTTACACTGTCGAAAAGCATATCCATAACTCTGGTTCTCAACTCAGAGTTAGTAACGCTATTCCCTCTTAGATCTTTTAACAGCGACTCAAATTTTGAGGTCTGCTTCGGTGATGATTTTGAATTCCCAAAGCCTGTCCCTGCAGTATTCTCTCGCTGCTTCCCACTTTGCTTGATTTTTGGCATAAGTCGCAACCTCAGTTATGTAACGCTTGGTCTTGCGTTGTTGAGGTTTAGGACCCTCGACTTGTGCCTTAGGCTTTACCTCAACAAGATAGGACTGTGTACTTCCATTCGTGTTTCTTACTTTCATGTAAAAGTCAGGGAAATAGAGATGATACTTATTATCAGTAGGACATTTATATGGTATAGTAATCTCTTCGGATGACCATTCAATCACATTTTCATTGTGATCGCAGTAGTACATAAACTTACGCTCCCAAAGGGAACGGTAAATGATATTAGTGGGATCGCCTTTGTACTTCCTGTAGTTTGAAGGTCTATACTTCCCTTTGTATGACGGCATAAATAAATATGTAGATTCACCCCTGTATGGGTATTTATGGCTACCCTTAAAACAGTATCTGAATTTATTACGTCTATTGTTGGTGATGGGGGTCCGTCTTCATCAACTAACTATGACATTGAGTTTGGAGCGGGTTCTGGCACCAGTCTTGGTAGATTCATGGAGACCCACGCGGGTATCAAAATGAGTGCTGGAACGGGTAACCAATCTATTGTTAAAATACAAATGCTCGCCAATGAGGTCCAGATTCCTGGTATCTCCATGACAAGTCAGGATGTGCGAAGCGTAAAGAAAGGTATTAACATGAAGCCAGCAATGGCGAAAGTGTATAATGAGATGGATCTCTCATTTATCCTTGATGTAGATTCTATGCCATTTAGATTCTTCAGAGGATGGCAAGATTTTATTCTTGGTAGATATGATTTAGCAAACTTTGGTGGTCAAAGTCCTTTTGGTGCCACTAATACGAATAAAATTCATCAAGCTTTTGCTCAGCAATGGTATGATGAATACACTTGTGATTTGACTGTGAAAAAGTATGAAAAGCATGTGGGTTCATATGCTTCTGGTGGCGTTCTTTCTGCCAATGCTGGCAATAGAATGTATGAACCTTTCCATGTGAAGCTTGTCAACGCATATCCATATATGCTATCATCTATTCCATATAGTTCTGCCGCTTCCCAAGCCGTCAAACTGAGTGTCGGCATGTACTACGAGTACGCCCAATTTATTGATAAGAGAACTGCTATCTAATGCCTTTACCTAAAATTACTACTCCAGTTTATGAACTGGAGGTGCCTTCGTCAAAGAAAAAATTTAAGTATCGCCCCTTCCTAGTGAAGGAACAAAAGGTTCTCATCATCGCCATGGAATCTGGTGATGAGAAGCAAATCATCGAAGCCATCACGACAATCTTCAAGAACTGTATTTCTACGCGGTTCAGGATGGAAGATCTCGCTATCTTTGATGTGGAATATATCTTCCTTCAACTTCGTGGTCGTTCAGTGATGGAAATTATTGAACTTGAAATTCCCTGTGATGATGATGAAGATGTAAAAGTTCCTGTGACATTCCCAGTAGATGCTGTACAGGTTCAGTTCCCTGAAGGTCACAATAGAGTCATCAAACTGACTGATGACATTGTTGTTGAAATGAAGTACCCCAATCTGGAATACTTTGCTAAGGTGAACTTTACTGAGGAAGAACCAGATCCATATGATCTTGTAGCCACATGTGTTGACAGGGTATATGAAAATGGTGAAGATTGTGGTTCCTTTAGCCCCGAAGAAGTAAAAGATTGGCTTGAGACTCTAACTAATGATCAGTTTGAAAAAGTTCAAGACTTCTTCAATACTATGCCTGTGCTGAAGCATGAAATTACGGTGACTAATCCGAACACTGGTGTTAAGACCACCGCTGTTCTGGAAGGTTTGGCTAATTTTTTCGGATAGCCCTCTTCCATGAGGGCATTGAGAGATTCTATAGTACCAATTTTGCTTTACTACAGCACCATAAATATACATTAGCTGATATTGAAGGCATGATCCCGTGGGAACGGGATGTTTACGTTAATATGCTTGCTAAGTGGCTCAAAGAAGAACGAGAACGCATAGAGGAACAAAAACGTAAGCGCAAATGAGCAAACTCCGCCTATCTAGATTCTTTGGTGCCAAACTGACTAAACCGTCAGTGGGGACGCTGAAGGCTGCGGACAAGATGCTTCAGACGGAGCATGAGTATCTGACATTCCTGAGGAATAAGAAGAAATTCTTCTTCATGACTCAGATTCAGCAAACTCGTGTTCAGGTTGCTAGGAAAAGGAAAGGAGCAGGAGAAGAAGAAGCAGCAAGCCGTGGTGGTCTTAGATTACCTAGACTTCCTCGTGGGAGACGAGGACGTACAGGTAGAAAAGGTAGATGGGGAAGTAGAGGTAAAGGGACTCGTATCGGACGCTTTATGCGTAACGTCCGAGCGAAAGGTTTGCGTCTTGGTAGAAAATTCAAAAGAGGACCTGTTGGTAGAGGTCTAGACTTTGTTAAGGGAAAGGGAACGCAACTTGGCAGAAATGCTAGGGCTTTCGGACTTCGCAAAACTAGAGGAATTGCTCGCGGTGCTAGAGCATTACCTGGAGTGGCAAGAGCAGCTGGTCCTAGAGCTCTTCAAACAGGAGGTAATGTCCTTAGTAAGGGCAAGGGCATGTTTGGCGCCCTAACCAGATCTCCATTAGGAAAAACTGTTAGTAGATTTCTACCTGGAGCAAACGTTGCTATCGGTGGTGCTATCACCGCGTCTAGATTAGCATCAGGTGATTACGGCGGCGCACTGTTGGCTGCTGGTAGCATGATCCCTGGTCCAATCGGCTGGGCGTTCTTGGGTGCTGAGTTGCTCGGTCCAACTCTGTCCAAGCTTGGCAAAGCCAAGATGGACAATGTGATTGCTGCTGATGATGACCGACGCAAAGGACTTGCTGAAGCACCTAGTACAGCAGGATTGTCCGCTGGCGAACGTGAGGCTTTAGTTCAGGGTTCTCGAATCCAAGATGCTGGCGGTTCTGGTTCTTTCAATGGTCTAGGTAGTCAGATTAATGACCCACTGGGACTGCGATCTGTTCCTGGACTTTCTGAGGGTGGAGTTGTTAGTTCTGCTACCCGTGCTCTGATTGGTGAGGGTGGTGAGCCTGAGGTAGTCGTTCCTCAGTCTAAACTGGGTGAAATGTTTGGTAATCTCATCAAGCAAGTTGGTGGGATGTTGGGTGGCGTCACAAGGGGATTCTTACAGAGTCTCCCTACACCCGACCAATCACAATCTGGTGTACAGAGTGAACTTTCTCAACTTAACAGTCAATTTGGTGGACTAGGTGGATACCCAGTCATTAGAATGTTTAGTGGCGGTAAGGTTCCTAACCTTTTGAATGACATTGGTAACAAGATTAAAGGTCTTCTTGGTGGTATAGTCAGTGGTGTTCTAGGTGGACCTGCCTATGCTGGTGGTATGGGCATCGGTCCTGGTAGTCCCTACGGTGGCGGCAGTCCCTACGGTGGCGGGGGTGCTCCTACTTCTATTACTGGACTCACTCCTGGTAAGTGGGGACCTCTGCTGGATTTGATTGCTGGTAAGGAATCTGGTGGTAACTATGAGGCGATGTATCCCTCAACTACACTTCCTGGCGCCACAAAGATGACTATTGCTGAGGTAGCGAGAGTCGCTACTGGTGCGGTTGGTAAGTATCAGCAACTTCCTAGGTTCTTGATTGGTAGAGCCAAGGCAGCAGGATTGAATCCTGCTACAGATTTGTACAGCCCACAGAATCAAGATCTTATCGTAACTAAGGTCAACATTGGACAGAATCGTCGTGGTGACAAGTGGTTGCGTGGTGAAATCTCTGATGAGGCTTTCATGGACGGACTCGCTTATGAGTTCGCTTCACTTCCCGATGCCCACGGTAGATTCAAATACCCTGGGCAGTCAAGTTCAATGTCCCCTGGTAGAATCAGGCAAGCACTACAGAAAGTAAAAGGTGGTGGTTACAGTCAGAAGGAAATGCAATCTTCTGGTAACGCCCATACTGCTATGGCAGCAGCGGCAACAGCACCTGGATCTACTGTTAGTGGTGCTGGTAAGACTGGCGGTGGTAAAGTTTCTGGATTCCCAATTACAAGTTATTATGGACCACGTTGGGGGAGACTACATGGTGGTGTAGACGTTGGAACTCCTGTAGGGACTGGATTGTCTCTTTCTGAAGAGGGAGAGATTGTTTATGCTGGAAGGCATGGGAGACCTGGCAGTGGTTATGGAAACATGATTGATGCCTGGCTTCCTGGATCTGGTGTTCAGATTCGCTTGGCACACCTTTCTCAGATTGTAAAGAGAACTGGTAAGTTCAAAGCAGGAGAGATGTTGGGTAAGACTGGTGGTGCTAAGGGTGATCCTGGTGCTGGTAGTTCTACAGGTCCACACCTTCACTTTGAGGCAGATAGGACTAAAGGTGGGTCAAAATATGGCGGATCTGGTAATCCACTTCCATATGCTAGTAAAATTGTTTTGGGTAGTGCTAAACCAGCCAATTCAAACAATAACAAGGGTGGACAAGCACTTTCGCCTAACTCTAAACCCAGTGGCGGTGGTGGTGGACAAATTATTACTGTTCCAATGCCAATTCCACAACCAGTGCCTGTACAAGTAAGGGTTCCTGTACCAGTTGGTGCTAAAAAACAGCCTAAATTATATGGTATAGACCCATTCTCAGGTCGATACGGAGCTATCTAATTAAATGGCAGAAAGTAATTTTCCTAGTATAGAAACGGTCCACGAGGTTCTACAGAACCTGGAGAAACTTTTTGAGGATAGAAATAATCTCCTCAATGTGATGTTCCGTGAGGACAAATATAAGGAGTTTCTGCTCGCTGAGAATATTCAGTCTCTGGTTGAGGCTGATAAGCGTGATGACGCTACCAATAACAGGATCAAAGCTGATCTTGCTGATGGATATGAGGTCCTGAAGGCGAGAACTTCACTTAAGAAGTTCTCTAACTTTATTAGTCCTGCCTCTATTCCTCCTCTCGATCTTGAAGAACCTGTTGAGGAAGAGGATCTACCTACCCAAGTTCAGGAAAAGGCACCTGAGCCTGAGGAAGAAGAGGAAGAAGAGCAAGAGGAACCTGCTACACCCGCTGAACCAAAACCACCCAGCAGACCTGCCCCTGAGGTAGTGCCACCGCCAGGGTACCCTGCTCCATCTCAAGCAACTCCAACCAAGCTTGCTGAGGGTGGTGTTGTTCCAGCATCACCTATGATGAACTCCCTGACAGGGAGACCTAAGACTGATGCTACGGGGGTCACTGCTACAAAGAAATCTAGTGTAAGATCTCTTGAGCAGAGTGGTCTTGTAGGTAAGAAAAATCCAGTACAAAAACTGGTAGATGATCTTGGACTTTCTCAGTATCAGAAAGCACTTGCCAAGGCGATGGGACTGCCACTCAAGGCAGTTGCTGCTGGTCTTAGTGGACTTCTTGGTAGAATCTCTCTGCCTGGGATTCCAGCATTTGATGCTGTCCAGAAGAACCTGGGCAATATCATGCGTGCTTTTGGGTTGCCTATTATCAAGCCACCCAGCATTTCTGGTATTCAGAATATCTTCAGTAACGTAGGTAATTTCTTCAGTCAAATTGGTAATAACGTTACCAGTTTCCTCTCTAATCCACTATCAGTTTTTAGTGGTGGCGGAACTCCTCCTCCATCAGCCCCACCAGATCCCACAGGTGGTGGAGATCCAGAAACACCCGCAACAACTACTCCAACACCTCGACGAAGAAATAGAAGAGGTAGATATGTTAGTAGACCTGCTGCTGGTGGTCAGGGTGGACCAGATATGGATCTGGAAAGTCCACAGGCAGCGGCACCGCCAACTAGCATCAATACTTCTTTCTCCAGTCTTCAGAACTCTTTGATGACTTCTGGGCAACAGATGTCTGCTACTACAAATTACAGTAGTAGCCTTGTCAGTAGCAATCTTGCTAATGTATTTTCTGCTGGTTCTGGTAGTGTCAACAACCTACAGGACATTAACTTCCTGACCAATCAGGTGTTGATGGAAAATGAGGAGTTCTTGTATTCAAATACTGAGAATTATAGTTCTGTTCAACAGAACATCGTAGCAGAGGCATCGAGAAAAGCAACGATGATTGCCAGCTCTGGAATGAAGAGTATGGGCATCAATGAAAATAATGCGTTGCCACCAACAGAAATCTCAGTAAGTCCATACTTACTGTCTGCGATCACTATCACTAGAGGCGGCGAGACTTCCCTGGATATTCTATGACACAAGCCACAGGTAACTTTATACTTCAGGAGTTTGAAGTCCATGTGAATGGGTCTGCCTTTACAGGCTCGCCCAATCATATCTTGGAGCTTCATTATATTGAAGATATAACCAAGAGCAACAATGTCATGGTGTTGACAGTGAATGACACTGAGACGGCATTTGTATCAGAACTATTTGGTCTTGAACCAATTAGGATTAAATTTGCTGATCATAGAGGCAATACTATTGTTGCTGACATGATCATCTATGAGATCAAAGATAGAATGATTGTTAGTGGGAAGAAGATGAAAGCCAGTCTCTATTGTGTAAGTAGAGATGCTGTCAATAACGCTGCTGCTAAAATCTCCAAGAGATTTGGTAAAGGAGATGGGGAAAAGATTTCTAAGATTACCAGTGACTTGCTGAAAAAGACACTCGGATCTAGAAAATCTTTGGACATCGATACTACAGCAACAAAAATTTCTTTTATTAGTCCATACTGGGATCCATTTACTATTATTCAGTGGATGGCATGGAGAGCCATTCCTGAAAAGGCAAGTGGGTCTAATGTTAGTGCTGGTTATCTATTCTATGAGACTCCAGAGAAGTATCACTTCAAGTCCATGGATGAGTTAGTCAAAGGTGATGTCGTTAAGACAATCAGAGTGAATTATGAGTCTGAGGAAGATAATGATGACTTTATTGATATTGAATCTCTTTCTTTGCCTGGTACCAGTGATGTGTTCCGTGGATTTAACCTGGGGTCTTACACCAGTGTTATGATGACACTGGACATTAAAGACTTCACATATACTGAGTTGCCTTTTAATGTTAATGAGTATTATTCCAAGATGGAAAAATTAAATCCAGATATGGAATTACCTCAGTTTTATAGTCTTTTTGGTGAGACTAGCCAAGATAGTTCTCCCACAAGAATTATGAGTTCGGTTATCGATCTCGCTATGTACACTGAGGGAACATACACCCAAGACTTGACAAAACAGCTCTCTCAGTCTATGCTGAGAAATCAGTTCTTCTTCAACCAATCAGCCACGTTTGAGTATGAAGGTCCAAATGACTTAAGAATTGGTGACGTGGTTGAGGTACAGACATTTAAGGGGAAATCCTTAGATAAGGACGAACGCCAAAGTGGTAAATATATAGTAGGTAAAATTTACCGCCAGTTTGTTACTGATCGGGACATGATGAGTACAAGAGTGACACTCTACAGGGATAGTTTGGGATGAGCGCAAATCTAGAATCCTCAGCACATTTTATTGGTAAAGAAGGACTCAACTGGTGGATCGGTCAGATTGAAAATGACGGATCAACTCCAGAGGATTACGACTATACTGGTAAAGTAAAAGTCCGTATTGTAGGATATCACAATCCATCTAAAGCAATCCTTCCAACGAAGGATCTGCCTTGGGCTACTTGTATTATGCCTGTCACTGAGGCTCAACGTGGTGGTATTGGTAGTATTCATCAACTCCAGATCAGTTCTTGGGTTGTTGGATTCTTTATGGATGGGAGTTCGGCGCAGATTCCTATCATCATGGGTACCATCTCTGATGAGAACCCAAAAGGTAAGTATGTAAAAGAAGGTGATTCTACTAAGGGTTATCAGCCATTACTTCCCCCAGACTATAAACCTAAAAAGCATGGTGAAGGTGGTGGATCTACTGTCGGTGGTACTGCTTCAACCGTAGCGAAAAAACCAACTGGTCAACTCACAAAACCTGCTGCTGCCACTGGTGGTACTAAGAAGACTGGATCCAATAACCCTCGTGGCGAAGGATCTGGGCAGACTGACATCCAGAAGAAAGCAGACAAAGATAAATGCTACAGAGTTGACGTAGCTAATGGTAAGTGTGGATCACCTCCAGATAAACTTCTAGAGGGACCACTTGCTGAGTTCATGAAGTTTGCTCGTGGTATTGAGAAGAACGAGATCGGTGAGTTTATCAATAGCACTACTGGTAAGGTAGAAGATCTTGCTGGTGAAATTGAAGCCATTGCTGGTAGAATCCAGCAGATGATGAAGGGTATCCTTGGTAATATTAAGGGTACGGTTCTGAAGGAAGTTGAGAAGTTTATTCAGAAAACTATCAATGAGATTCAGATTCCGAATCCTGATATTCTAGATCCAGTCAAAGATCAATTAAAGAACTTCAGTGACCTGATCAACTGTCTATTCAAACAGATTCTTAATGAGTTGCTACCTGTAATTACAGGTATGCTCATGGATCTTCTTGAGCAGGCTTTGGATGTTACTCTATGCCTAGTCCAAGATCTTGTCATGGACATGCTTGGCAACATCATGGATAAGGTCATGGAAGGTATCCAGAACATTCTGGGTATTGTTAGTGGTGTTCTGTCTGCTATCAAGGGTGCCGCTGGCGCTATCCAAGGTCTCACCTCTAAGATCCTGGCTCTGATTGACATGATCTGTGATGGTGATTTGTCTTGTGCCCTTGGACTTTCTACTTTCGAGACTTGTCATGGTCCCAACGAAAGTGAAGAAGATAAGAATAAGAAGCAGCAATCTCAGTATTCAGATGCTGCTAAGGAAAAAATTAAATCATCTAAGGCAAGAGTTGTTGGTACTGGTAAGCCAAACTCTCGCGGATATGTACCTGTTGAGATCTACAATCCTGAGACTGGTAACTACGAAAAGAAAGGTCTTAATACTAAGACGGGTGAAATTACAGAGGTCGGTGCCTCTGGAACTGGTATCACTTCTGGTAGTTTTGAGAAAGGTAAGTCTCTGGTTGAGAAATTTGATTCTGTCTACCCAATCCGTGATTCGGATGGTCAGATTCAAATGTCTAGCCTTAACTGTAACCCTGCTAACCTTAATAAGAAGCCATGCTTCCCAGAACTCATCTTCGATAACGCTCAGTCAACATCTCTTATTAGAGCACTTCCCATCATCGATGATATTGGATCGATTGTTGGTGTCTATATGAAGAACAAAGGTTCTAACATCAATACCACTGCTAGTGTTCGTGCCATGTTCACCTGTAATGAGCCAGAGGGCACAGGCGCTAAGATGACACCTATCATTCAGAATGGTAGGATTGACAGAATCAGAGTTGATTCTCCTGGTGTTGGATATGGACTTGATCCTGACAATACCTACTGTCCAACAGAGCAGAGAATCTATTTGATTGACAATCTAGAGATTCAGGATTATGTTGATGAGGGTGGATTCCTGTATGTTGATGAGACAGTACAGGCAGATCCCAACAAACCATTCATGCAAGTTGTGGAGTTCAATTACAATAACACTGAACTTGTAGGTATTGCTACTTTGGACAAGGAGCAAACTGTTCCAGCAGGTGTTAAACTGTACACAGCAGGTAATGCTTACAGCTTTATATTGAATCCAAAGGAAGTCTTCTATGATCTGGCTATTCCAGCAAATGCCACTGCCATCTATGCTGGTTGCCCAGACTTGATTCCAGTTCTTGATCAACTTGGGATAACCAATGTTGGTGAAGGATATACTAATCCTAAGATTGTGATCGGTGACGATGAAATTGGTCACATTCAAACTGACAAGAAGGGTAGACTTCTTGAGCCAGTCCTAACTGTCAAAGCAGTTGGTAATGTAAGACCTACTATTAAGGATCCTACAGGATATGGAGGTGTACTCGTGCCTACATATAATTACGTTGGACCTACCAAGTTCAAGGAAATCTACAACCTGAATGAATACATTGATTGTGTTGGTCACCCTGGAGTTAAATAATGCCACATAATGATCTCCACACCAAAGCTTTAGCTAGAGCTAGAGCAGCACAAACCGCAAGACCAGACACTTCTGTAGTTGACCTGGAGAAGGGTGGGGGTAAAGAAACTCCCAACGATAATCCCCAGTCGATTACTGAATATCCCAAGAATTTTGTCAAGTGTACATCCGCTGGACATGTTCTTGAGATGAACAATTCCTCTGGTGGTGAACGTGTCCGTCTCATTAATGGTGGGACAGGATCGTTTATTGATATGGATAGTGATGGCAAAACTTATATTCAATCTAAGAATGAGTTACATCTAAAGTCTGACCACAGCACAACACTTGTTGTTGGTAAGGACATCAAGAAAGACAAACTCGTTATTAAGGTTGTGGGTGATTGTCACCTCCAAGTTGAGGGTGACCTCCATACTGAAGTGCTAGGTGATCGTTACGACTCTATCGCAGGAAACTGGAAGGTAGAGACGAAAGGATCTACATTCATGACTTCACGAGAAAACATTGGCATTGAAGCTGATAGCGAGCTCCGTATCATTGCCAATGAGATTAACCAGAAAATGACGTTCGCCAAGACCGATATGGCTGCTGGCGGACAGGTTGTCGAAGAAATTAACGGCAACCGTGTGATTAGAATGAGTAAAGAAGGTGGTACCTTCGCTATTGAGAGCGAGGGAGACCTTCGATTTAATGTCAAAGGTTGTCGCTACGACAAAATTGGAAGAAATTACTTTACTGAAGTTCAGGGCAAAATTAAGATCAATGCGATTGGAGATGATGTCGATTGTATCGAAGGTGGTGCCCCTGCTGGAATGGATGTTGAAAAACCAGAGGATTCTCCCTATGGGAATCCAACTGGTTGGGAACTAACAACAGGTGAAACTTCAGTTCGCATTACTGCCGAAGACTTCTATATGGCTGCTACTGGATCAGCCAAAATGGAAGCAGGTGGAGACGAATTTAAGATTGAGTGCGACAACGGGATTTACCTTAATTGACATTCGACGGTGAATGTTGTATAGTAAAAAACGTAACTAATGTACGGTATGCCTCTAACATTACATCAGGCACACGTTCTCTCATCCTTCATCGAAGAGAAGTGTGATGAATATGTGGAAGAACTTACTCGGAGTAAGTTTCAATCCCCAAACGCAGATCAAACCCAAGCAGGAGCCTTCTTTACTACCACTAGGAGTGCCCTGATGGCAACCAAAGAACATGCGGACAAGATCATCGCTCATGCCAAATCTCAAAGTGGCACAGTGAACACCGCAGGCTTCATGTGGGTGCCCTATGATATGGAGGAAGACAAGCAAACAGCATCATGATGAACGAAACCCTCCTCTCGAAGTGCGTGGTCAACATCCCTACCCGCACCTTCACCCTGTTCTCCGATGATGCTCAAGTAAAAGAGCTGGTGTGTGACTCTGTTGAGCAGTTTGAGCGTGTGCTCGATGTAGTTCGTACCTCTTGTAATAATGACGAAGTTCAATACATTTACTGATTATGTCACAAGTAGTTGCCCTTGCGGAAATCCGTGAGGTCTTAAGAAACTCAAAGCGGGTTACCGATAAGGTACTGCTTGAAGTTGCCACCATTGCTATCAAAGAAACTCTAGGTGATCGTCTCAACACAGAGATCACCATGGAGTCTAAGTTCGTAGACGATCTGGAAGCAGACTCTCTTGACCTCGTGGAACTGGTTATGTTCCTTGAGGAAGCCTTTGGTATCGAGATTCCTGATGAGTATTCGATGGAGATTGTCACCGTTGGTGATGCCATCAAGGTCATCAAGGAATGTAAGAAGAACAAAGGTAAGAAGCGTAAGATCGACAAATCAAAGTATCTCAAAAAGCCAAATCCTGCTGGACCTATCGGTGCCACTCCCAAGCAGTTCCGTGGTGACGCAGCAGCTAAAAAGACTCAAGAACTCGCAGATGAAATTGAAAAGTTCCTTCAGGAAGACGACTCCGAAGGTGGAGACGACACCAGCTCTAGTCAAGGAAGCTAACTACGCCCTGTACCGTGCTACAATGAACTTGCCACATGCGGCATATCATTGCGGTATGACTAAGCGTGAAATGAAGATGACGTTTAGGGAGTTCCTTAAGCACCATCCTCCCGACTATCAGGACCTTGAACAGTTAGAACTGCTAATGAAATGAAGACAAAAAAGGTATACTATAACTATGTCATGGCAGGATCTGAGGAATCTTTTCTCGATCCTAAGGAGACTGACTTCTTTGCTGAAGATTATTTTGACGCTCCTAGTCCTGCCCTTAAAGGGTATGACATGAACTATCGCCATGCTAAATGCCCAGCATGGAAACAGTATTATAGAAATACCTTTGCTCTTCACCAATCCTTCCCACTCGGCATAAACTATAAATCTGCCGATAAATATCTGGAGTCAAACCTATCGCAAGACTGCTTCGATCAGTATTTTATGCTGGGCGATGGTTGGCTCAATGGAGAACACCCCGAGATTCAATTCAAACAAGGTTATTGTTTCTGGACAGAAGATAAGGATGTATGGATAGAACAGTTCCAGCATCCTGAGATGACCAGACTTGGACTAGATGTTGTATGTGGCACCTTCCCTATTTCCGTATGGCAGCGACCTGTCAACCTAGGATTCAAGATTACCAAGTATGACCAAAACATCTGGCTCCCAAAAGGAGCACCTCTCTGCTACGTTCGCTTTACTTCAGCAAGAACTAGAGATGTCAAATTCGTCCTTGAAAAACGACCAGTCCCTGAGAAAGTGGCTAAGCGACAACTTCAAGATCTCTGGCTTAAAGACTGGCACAACAACTACTCATGGGACTTAATTAAGCAGAGACTTAAAAAAGAGGAGGAGAGTAGTTGCCCCTTCTCATTCATGTGGAGAAAGAATGGAACCACTTCTTAAAGTATACTGGGACTACCGCATTCTTGATGGCGTTGGTGTTGTCAAGATGTTTTATTTGAATGGTATGCCCTTCACATTTGATGATGAGGACATTCCCATCATAGATGAGATTGCGGAAACGTTGGCTAAAGACCGACCAGTTATCACTCATGAGGAGATCTATAGGGGATCCTCATATCTCATCGAAGAGGGTTTACATCCGCTCCTGGATGCTATAGACTTAGATGAGTGTTCAGAGATGCCTCTGGAATGAAAGAGTTTGATTATGACCTCGACTATAAGTCACTTGACTTCACAAATCCAGAAACTCGTAGACTTTATCGTATTGGAAGGGGAGAGCAAGGAGTTCTACTGGTACGCCCTTATACAGACGACATTTGTACTCACTGGAGGTTCGTAGATGAGGTTACGGCTCACAAATCTTCTAATAAAATATACGCCATGTTCTGTGACTACAAGTCCAGACAAGATTTCATTGGCATGGACATGGCTAGGAAGTTCCTTGAAATGGGATTTACTCGCGCCCGACGATATGCTAATCATAGTTCGGGGAAAAAGTATGACTCCAAGGGTAATATCCGCCCCCAAGAATCAGACTGGGCAACAAGTGAAAAGGCTAAATCCGCCAAAGTCTTCAAAGAAAAGAGAGACTTGGCAGCTAAAGATCCGATTTATGTTGAGATGAGAAAGCAATGGCGCAAAGCAGAGTGACAGTGATCAAGCAACTCCCTGATGAGTTGTTCTCTGAATTGAAAACAGTATGTGCTGAGCGCCGCAAAGATGCTGACTGGAATATGAGTCAGCGTCTAGTTGGTGCTATGATTCAGCAATCTAGTCTTGAAGTTTCACAACACCTACAAGACTGGATTGTTGACCAAACATCAAACTTGTGGTATGATATCAAGGCAACGTGCCCATGGAACCCAAATTATTTTTCGCCAGAATATTTGAGGCTCAGGGATTCTTGGGTAAACTACCAGAGACCTGGAGAGTTTAACCCAGTACACTGTCACAATGGTGTCGTTAGTTTTGTCATCTTCGTAGATATTCCTTACGGTGCTAGCGAACGTCAGCATCATCGAGCAAGTGGTAACTTCCAACTGGAAGATCAAATCCTTGACATAGATGCTAAATGGAATGGAACACTGCTAATGTTTCCTTCTTACACTCAGCACGCTGTATATCCTTATCAATCCACAGACAAGGAACGTATTACTGTTGCTGGTAATCTTTATTGGAATGTTGATGAAGTGGAGGAACAATGGTGGTAAGTAGTTCTCTTTTATAAATAAAAGTGGTCTACTACTCTCTCCAATGTTAGGAACCTGTACTAATTGCGCCCAAGAGTTCAGATACAACCCAGCCAATAAAACTGGTAAGTATTGTTCTAACACGTGTCAACAAGAGTTTCAAAAGAAACAACGTGTTGATGAGTGGTTGACAGGGGGCAAGAAGCCTGGTAAAATAGCATTGAAAGAATATCTCACAGAGACACACGGTTATAAATGTTCGTGCTGTGGGATTAGTGATTGGAACGGTAACCCAATTACTTTAGAGATCGACCACAAAGATGGAGATCCCTATAATGATAGCCCTGACAATCTCAGGTTTATCTGCCCAAACTGTCATTCCCAAACTCCTACATATAAAAGTAAGAACAAGGGTAATGGCAGAGTAACAAGACGTGAAAGAGCACGTCAAGATTATCACAGACAAGCCCTTGTAGCATAATGGTAATGCAGCGCACTTGTAATGCGAAGAGTGTTGGTTCAAATCCGATCGGGGGCTTTTTTACTGGCTCTGATATCTCTGATATATCTCCTATGAAAGTAAATCTTTGGTATTGTCAAGACATGAACCAATGGCGTTGGTCGTTGGTAGATGACAAAGATCCAATGAGACAGGAAAGTGGACAGCAACCATTCCTTAGAGATGCTATGAATGATGTTGCCAACACCGTAGAATACTTACTGGAAACTAACCAGGAAGAGTGATAGACGATAATACCCCAAGCAAATTGCGAGAAATTATTATGGACACATGGCCAAATTTGTTTAGACCACCTAAACGTACATGGGATACTACGACACCATCTTCTCAAACTTTGATCTCGGACCAGGATTCTGGAACCGAACCCTCAAAACACAAAACTTAGACAATCTATTCAGTGAGTATTGGCTCGATCCTAAAGGCAGATTCTGGAGCATCGATTATACTGGCACATATGATTTTGAGGATCATGGCGACTTCAAACTCGTCAAGTCCACAAACAACGGTAGGGTCACGCCATTCAATTTCACCAAGCAAATTGAGGTTTATCCTGCTGTGTGGTCATCTTGGTATGCTCCAACACCCAGAGCCATAGTCTCTATTGAACATGGTCAGGTAAAAGAGTGCTATTATGCGGGTAACTAAATAAATCGTGTGAAGGAAGTGCGAAGGGAGGCTTGACGCCTCCCTTTCTTTTTGCTATGATATAATGGTCTTCGACGATATGTTATGACTATTGAAGGTCGCCCCGAACTGAACGTTGACTGGAACGCTGAGTACGCTAAGCAGCGCCGCAGCAGGATGGATGATTGTATTAATGACTATATGGGAGATGAAGAGGTAACTCCTCGTCAGTGCTATGAAGATATGCTGGCTGTCTGTAATGAGTGGATTGAATACCACAAGAAGCATGTAGACAGGTGGGCGGAACTCAAGTCCCTGATGATGGGGCACCGTGAAGTTGATTTTTACAACAACATTCCCGAGCGATACTAATGGGCAAGTACGATAATCTAGATGAGTATGAGCGAGCCATCGTTCACTTTGGTAACCGTGTAGATGTTATCTGTGCCATGGAAATGGCAGGGAAACTCGAATTTAATTCAGCATTTGACTTAATTAAGTCAGAATACAAAGAACTGAAAAAAATCAGAAAAAAATATGAGTCTGATTAACTTATTCCCCACACCAATAGTTCATATCGAAGTTCAGCCCAGGGCAAAGTTGCTTTCCTGGGCTAAAAACTTTTCAGAACAGGCTGCCCACGATCCCAACTCTAGCAGTGCTGGTTGGCACTCACAATATGATCTCCACACTTTGCCTGAGTTTGCTGAACATTGGCAATCAATCTGGGAGGATGTTATCTATGGTTGCTGTCAGTTAATTGACGATCGCCATGAAGTTTTGCCCGCTTCGATGTGGTTAAATAAGAACAAACCTGGGGATTACAATTTATCCCACAAGCATTACAATGTAGACTTGTCTGGTGTATTGTGGCTTGAAACTCCACCTAATTGTGGTAGAATTGTTTTTGAAAATGAGCAAGACATTACGCGATATAATTTGATTGAGAAGGTAGACCCTGATTATCAAAACGCATCCTCATTCCACCACACAGTTTGGTTTGAACCAGTAGCATGGAACATGATAATTTTTCCTGCTGATTTGCGTCACAGTGTAGAGCGTAACAGGTCAGATCAAGATAGACTTTCCTTAGGGTTTAATTTGAAGGTAGTATGAAGCCAGACATTCAGCAGTATTTTTCATATCAATACGATCCTTGTGGACATCTACATGTTAGAATACACAAGGATTTTATTGATGAACTTGGTTGGAACGATCAAGACCTAGAGTTATCTTTCGGTGGTATTAGGAAGATGAATGACTGGGGTAAAGATGCGACGCTAACAATACATAAACATGTTCGATGAGTTTTTAGAGTGGTTTGAAGGTGACTATAATAACTGGAAACAAGCATCCAGTTGGCCAAGTCACTATGCTCACATTCTGCTTAAGCATGAAAAGACAGGTGATAACACCTTTTATTGTGAGCAGAAGTTTAAGCATGATGGTCAAATCTATCGTAAAAAAGAGATCAAACTAGAGTGGGTGGGTGAGGAAATTATTGCTCGCAATCCCGTTTGTGACATTCATTTTCAGAGAGTTGCTTTACCTGATGGATGGGCTTTTGTTGGTAGAAACTATCACAGTCCATTCGTAAATGGTGGGTATCTTCGCAGTGAAGCAATTCTCAGACATAACCAGTACATCGTTATTGATAGGGGTTATGATGAGAATGGAAAGCAAGTTTGGGGTAGTGAATATGGTCCATTCGTGTTTGACAAAAAGGTATAAATAACACAGAAGATCTTCATGTAGGGACAGCGTGGCAACTCGCAAAATATCAGATTTAACCCTACTGACTGATGTATCAAGTTCGGACACGCTTCTGCTGCTTGATAATTCAGACCCAGTAGATACCAATAAAAAGTCATTAGTTGGCTCCATCTTCAAGGCTGTACCTGGGGGAACCCAAAACACTCCTGGTCTTGCGATTGAGCTTAAGACTGCTACTGGTGTTTATTCTGAAACCCAAGGATCCATTGGATTCTCTATGGGTGATGCGAAGCTACAGCTTCAAAAACAATCCACTGCTCTTGTTATTTCTGCTAGAGATAGTGCTGATGCTAACTTAGATCTTTCTTTCCAGGCTCTTGGTACTGGTACTATTAGATTCAACTCACCTATCGCTATTGACGATAGTGTGTTCGAGTTGCCTAACAGTTCCGACCAGACAAAAGTTGTTAAGTTCTCCGCTGCCCAGATTCCTTCTGGTGTAACTAGAACTTATGTTCTTCCTGATCCTGGACAAACTGACACTCTTGTTACTCTCACAACAGCTCAGACTCTTACTAACAAGACCCTGACTTCGCCTATCATCACTGGTAGCCTTCAGGGTGAGAGTCTGACCCTTTCGGGTAATCTTCAGGTTGATAACAACACTACTATTGGTTCTTCTCCTGTTGACACTATGGTGGTTACTGCCACCTCTACATTCAACAGCAATACAACCTTTAACCAACAGTTAGTAGTCAACGCGATTGCTACCCATTCTGAAGACATTCGCATCAATGTCAATAGTGACTCTCCATCCTATAAGAGACTGGAGTGGTTTGACGCTGCTCAAGATACCAACGCTGGTAGATTGGTTCTTGATGTAAATGTCCAATCCAGTGAAGCCACTCGCTACGCTGACTTCACATATTATGATAGAGACACTGATTATACTTCTACTGACACTGGTTACAGTCTTAGAGTTGCTACTAATGGTTTTACTCTTCCTCAGGTAACTGTTGTCCTTAATGGAGATGCCCTTGGCAGTTTCGTTATTAACGACCCTGGTTCTGGACTTACTGATGGTCAACTGACAGCAACTGTTGTTGGTGATGGTACATTTGGTGCTGTAACCCCTGTCATTATTAATGGTCAACTTACTGGACTTACGATTGATGCTGGCGGCGCTAACTATACTACTGCTACCATTCAGTTCAGCGCTACTGGTGGCGCTCTTCAGTATCGCACTTGGGACTATTCCAGCAGCACAGAAACTACCGAAACTGTAATTCATACAGGTAATTTGAAGCTGATCAGTGAGATTGGCTCTATCAATAACCTTGTTACTACAGGTACTGTCAACTTCGACCAAGGTACATTCCAACTGGATTCCGTCAATTCTATTGTCGGTATTGGACTTGCTCCTTCTCAATATAAACTCGAAGTTGGCGGAGATATATACTTTGAGGGAACGTCCCTCATTGGTGGTGATAATACCAGTTTTATCATTAAGAAGAGACTTCAGTCTGTACCTCTTACTTTCGCTGATTACTCTGGCGCACTGGAGATGATCATTGATACCAGCGGTGATGTTGGTATTGGTAAGCTTCCTACTGCTAAACTCGATGTTAATGGTAGTGCGGCTATTCAGGGTGACCTGACAGTAAATGAAACTGATCCAGTTAATCAAGTCGGTGGTGGTATTACTGCTAAGAGACTTACTCTGATTGACCTCAACAATCAGAATCAGACTATTACATCGGAACAGATTGCTGCTTCTAGCAGACTCAAGACCTACTTCCACGCATATTCTTAATTACTCATGGCAAACGGAGTTCTCGCTAGTTTCCACTCAGCGACATCAAAATACGCAAATCAATTCCTCGATAGGACAGTAAGTCCTAACGGATTGGTTCGTGCGGACTTCCCAATGTACACTTGCCCTGGTGCTCGACTTGCCAGTGGTTCGCTGAGAATCATGAACACTACTGGGGCTTCGCTCACAGTAGATGTGGGTATCCAAGATTACAGCGATGTAATTCAGTTTGCTGCTCCTGCTTCTCAAGTTCCTGTTGTCAGTAACTTTGAAGCATTTAGTTTCCCTGTTGGTACTTACACTACAAGTTCTTACGTCATCATTAGTGCTCACAACGGCACTGCTTTTCAAGATGGTGAGACTGTAACGATTACTGAGCCTGGTGGCACTCTTCAGGGTACACAAACTGCTGTTGTTTGTAAGTGGGATCAATCCAACCTTAAAGTTTGGCTCAAGGATTTTGTTGGTGATTGGCCAGTAACAGTTCTTCCAAATGTTACCATCACTGGTAATTCCTCTGGTGCTGCTGGTACTGTTACTGATAGTGCCGTGGGTACCTGGGGTCGTGTTACATATTATGATTTTAATACTGGAACTCTGCTGCTCCAGAATAGCACTCTGAAGAATAACATCTTCAACACTGCTGCCACATATGGTGATCAGAATACAATGTATGTGTCTGCCATTGGTGGTGCTGGTCAGCTTAGCGTACAGTCTCGTGCTATTGAATGGCTCCCATCTTTGTCAACAGTAACACTCTACAATGCTGCTAATCTTAACGGTACGGCAGTAACTGCTGAGTGGGTATCTGAAAACCTTGCTGAAGTCGTTGTAGCTTCAGTAAGTTATTCTGAGTCTGCTAATCAGATTCTGAAATCATACACCGTTCCCAACGGTTCTGAAGTGAGTTTGACTGGTTTGGTGCTTGAACAGTATCAAAACCTCTATGTCAATGCGTCTTCTGGCGCAGTGTTTAATTTCATTGGCTTTGAAGAAGCAACCTCTATTTACTGATATTAGATGGCACTTACTAGACTCAAGAACGTCTTCACATCGAAGACGGGACGTTGTTTATATGTCAACCCAGACGACTTCGACGCATCGGATTCGTTTGAGAATAGGGGTAACTCGCCCAATCGTCCCTTTAAGACAATTCAAAGGGCACTACTTGAGTCGGCTAGATTCTCTTACAGAACTGGTCAGTTTAACGATGCGTTTGAAGCATTTACCATCGTACTGTACCCTTCTGAGTATGTAATTGATAACCGCCCTGGCATGAATACTGCGGGCGAAGCTTTTATTGACGATGATATTCCCATTCTGAACACCAGTTCAAACCTGGAACTTCAGAACGCTGATGGCACACCAAACCCTAACAACCTTCTGTATAGATTTAACTCTGTAGAAGGTGGTGTTATTGTACCCAGAGGTACATCTCTGGTTGGTATGGATCTTAGAAAGACTAAGATTCGCCCTCTTTATATTCCTGACCCTTCGTCTGGTAGCATCGACCGTGCTGCTATCTTCCGTGTAACTGGTGGTTGCTACTTCTGGCAGTTCTCCTTCTTTGATGGTCCTCCTGCTGGTGTCTATAAGGACCCTGCTCAGCCATCTGCTAGTTCCCCACCATCATTCTCTCACCACAAGCTTACTTGCTTTGAGTATGCTGATGGTAGAAACATCCAGAGCTCTAAGAACGATACAACTGGTAACCCACTGACAATTACAGACCTCGATCTGTACTATCAGAAGGTTGCTAAGGCTTTCGATGATATTCCTGACACCACTGGTGTTATCTCTGCTGACGAGTTCCAGACCAGAGTTGAAGAAAATAGAATCGTTGGTCCTAACACATCTGGTCCAATTACAATCTCCACGATTGTAACTGACTTTGTGAACCAGGGTGTTTATACTACAACTGCTGAGGTTACAACTACTACGCCTCACGGTTTCTCTAATGGTACGCCTGTACAGATCGAAGGTGTATCTGGTGCTGTTGCTGATAGATTTAATGGATCGTACTTCATTACTGAAGTTCCAACAACAACGACATTTAGATATGTCATTAAGGATCCAAATGCTGCGGCTCCTGCTAATAACCCTGTTGCCACTGGGTCTACTGTTAAAGTCGAAATTGATAACGTAGACTCTGCTTCTCCATATATTTTCAACATCTCGTTGAGATCTACATGGGGTACTTGTGGTATGCACGCTGACGGTGCTAAATCGACTGGTTTCAAGTCGATGGTTGTGGCACAGTTCACGGGTGTTTCGCTACAGAAAGACGACTCTGCGTTTATTAAGTGGGATGGCTCAGCATATATTGCTGGTAACCACACAGATGGTGACTCCATCTATAAGCCAACCTATAGAAACTTCCACGTTAAATGCTCTAACGACGCCGTTATTCAGGCGGTGTCTGTGTTCGCTGTGGGTTTTGCGGATCACTTCGTTGCTATCAACGGTGGTGACCAATCTATTACCAACTCGAACTCTAACTTCGGTTCATGCGCCCTGAGAGCGAAAGGATTTAAGACTCTACCATTTACTCAGGATAAGGCAGGTACAGTCACACACGTTATCCCACCGAAAAAACTTTCGCGTTCGTATGAAGCGATTGCGAACTATACTTGGACACTTAACCAACACAATAGAACTGTATCTCCTACCCCACTGAACGCTAATCATGGGCTAGAAGTTAATCAGTATATTCGTGTAGGTGCTATTGATGCCACCGAATCGTATCAGATCGAGACTGTCAATACTGATGGCTCACTGGTACTGAATCGTGGTTATCGTGGTTCTAGTGGTAGTGGTCAGACTGTATATGCTGGCAGCATTGATGAGATTGCTGTTGGTTATATTGCTCTTGATGTACAGAAGATCAAGAATAACTCTTCTCAACAGAACCAGACTTGGACAGCTTCCACTAACTTTGCTGCTGGTAGTTCCTGTATCTACAACGGCAATGCTTACTATACTGCTGCTGGTGGTACAACTGGTAACATTCCTCCCACATGGACTACCACACCATTCGCAAGATCTGATGGTGGTGTAACGTGGTCATTCATTGGTGCTGTTAATACCAGACTGTACATTTATGGATATAATAGTGAAGCAACCAAGCCACCATACAAACTTCAGGGTTTCAACCTCGGTGCTAGAATCAATGAAGTTCTGTACGTTTCGCTGATTAATTCCAGTGGTGGTAGTTCTGTTCCACAGATATATTCAGCAGCACTAACTCCAACTGGAAGTGCTACTGTTGCTGATGAAGACTTTACTAGCATTACTACCCAGGCTTTTGTACCTGGAGATCCAGAACATCCCCTTCAGTTTGACACTGAACTGAGTACATGGTATATTAGAGTCACTGCTGCCACCTCTGGCAATAGTTCAACTGGTGTCCATTATCACCTGGGACAAGATACTTTCTACACCAACTCTCTGTTCACTGGCGCTTCATTCATGAAGCGTATTGCTGATAACAGATCTTCTAGAGATAGAACATATCGTCTGCGTTATGTTGTTGACTCTTCGGTTCTGTCTAGAGATCCTATCAATGGCTACATTCTTCAGCAAAGAAACGTACCATCTGGACAGGGCTACACAGGTGTATATTACATCTACGACATTGAAAGAGTACAAGAACTCAAAGCAGGCGCTCAGAATGGTATCTACTATCTGACAGTATTGGATGGTAGAATCACTCCAAGTGATTTGAACCTGTCTGGATTCTCGTTCTCTCAGAACATTAACAACCTCTATCCTACACTGGATAAGGATAATCCAACAGAAGATCCCATCGCTGCTGTATCTTCTGCCTCTAACGTTGTTATCGGTTTGGTCACCACAACTGATGGTGCTGGCAATGCCGACCCAGCTAGATCTATCACTAAAGAGGTGATGGGTCGTTGGATTCTTGAAAGTAAGAACAACTACACTAACTTTACTTCTGCTGATCCTGCCACAGCAAACTACATCACTCTGGAAGCCAGAGATGGTGATGCTGAAGAACTGGATCTGACACTGAGAATGATCCCCCTGAACGCTTCAGGTGGTACTAATCTTGAACTTAGAAGACCATCGATCCTTAGATCTGGTAACCATACATTTGAATATGTTGGTTTCGGTCCTGGTAACTATTCTACTGGTCTTCCTTCTGTACAGAATAGAGTTCTTACTGAAGAAGAAGTTCTCCTGGCTCAGTCACAGAAAGAAGAAGGTGGTATCGCTTTCTACTCTGGTCTGAACTCTAACGGTGACCTGTTCATTGGTAACACCAAGATTAGTTCGGTTACTGGTGAAGAAGAATCACTTGATACACCAGTTCTGAGTGTTGTTGGTGAAACTGCTAACCTCCGTCCTACATTCGATGAAATCATCGTCAGGGATAAGATTACAGTTGAATCTAACACTCTTACTACTGAGTTCAAGGGTAAGTTGCTTGTTCAGAATGAAACTCTGATCAACAATAAACTCACCGCTGCTGACATTACGATCGGTATTACTGGTGAATCTTCCAAGAACATTGACGTTATCTCTACTCAGCCAGGTGTATCATCTGCTAATGATGGTGACTGGAAACTGCTCGAACTTCCTACCCGTGGTGAGTATCAGGGTTGGTATTGGACTGGTGGTAACTGGACTAAGTTCGGTCTGAGTGATACTGGTAACCTCAAGATTACTGGTGGATCAGGTAACAGTGATGCTGCTGGTGATCTCCAGTTCTTGAATGGTCTGGGTGTTGATATTCAGAGCACAGGTACTCTTAAAGTTGGTACTGGTGCTACAACTCTTGGCGGTACACTTGGAGTAACAGGTAATGTAACTCTGACTGCTGATCTTGCTGTCAATGGTGCTGATATTACATCTACAGCGACCACATTTAATCTGCTTGACTCTACAGTTACCACGCTGAGATTGGCAAGAGCTGCCACAGCAATCACGATTGGCGCTACAACTGGTACCACAACTATCAGAAACAACGTTAATATCGACGGTGATCTTGATGTCAAGGGTAACCAAATTAAGGTTGGTGGTCAGCAGGTTCTGTCTGACAATGGCAGTGGTACTACCACACTTCAGAGAATTGATGCTCTGGATGCTACAACTGAGGCAACGATTGAGTCTGCCATTGACACACTGAGCAACCTGACTTCTGCCTCTTCTCTGGCTACAGTTGGTACAATCGGAACTGGTACATGGGCAGCAACGATTATCAATCGTGCCTATGGTGGTACTGGCATCAATACATCATCCCTGTCCAATGGTCAACTGCTTATTGGTTCTTCCTCTGGATTTGCTAAAGCAACACTAACACAGGGTAGTGGTATTACTATTACCAACGCTGCTAATAGTATCACTATTGCTAACTCTGGTGTCAGATCACTTGCTGTCAGCAACTCTGGCTCCAGCATCAGTCTCAATTCTAGCACTGGTGCTCTTACACTCACCATTGGATCTGGTTCTAATGCTTATGGTAACAGAACTATCTCCACTTCCGCACCATCTGGCGGTAGCAATGGTGATGTCTGGTATAGATACTAATAGGTTGAATTAAATCATGTCGATTCCATATGATGCGGCTGCTGCCGCATACTTAAGTAGAGGATTCCATGCTAACGTCAAGGACGGTGGTTCTTGGCGTTACGTTGATAAGTTGTCTGTGCGCTCTGGTGGTTCTTGGAGAACTGTCAAGCAAGCATATGTGAAATCTGGTGGTGCTTGGCGAACGTTTTATGATCAGGAAAATGTATTTACTTTTACTGTAAGTACAGGCACTGGTACTAGAACAAGCACATTTAACCTAGGTGATTGGCTCACAACTAGCAACTATTCCTCACCAACACTGGGTAGAACCTATAATAGTGGTGACAGAATCCGTGGACTGATTACAGTCAACGGTAATGCTGGTGGTGATCCTGGTATCTACATTGGAGCATTTCCAGC